GAAGTCGAAGTAGCCCCGCATCTGCACGCCGAGCACGTTGAAGTCGGCCTCGGCCTGCTCCACCGTGGGGACCCGGACGCCGTTGAGGAACGCCACCTCCATCGCCGGCAGGTCGCTCGGGCTGGCCACGAGCCACCACGTGGACTGCGACGCGGTCGCGGCCGTCGTGAGGTACGACGACTCGACCGGGTCGAGGAGGCCACGCATGACGTTCTCCTGCGGCTCAAGCACCTTGCTTGAGGTCGAGCCGAGCGACGACACCAGCATGTTGGCGGAAGCGTTGAGCTTCCGCGCCGTGATGGCGAGGCCCTTCGGCACGAGCAGGATGGCCGGCGTCACGCCGAGCGGGTTGCCGTCCGGGTCGGTCAGCTGGCCGTAAGCCTGGTAGGCCGACTCCAGCGAGCTGATCGACAGGTTGTTGCCCGCACCGGGCGTGGCCGCCTGGTAGTAGGTCGAGTTGTTGGACAGGAACTCGGCCCAGAAGACCTTGTTGAGCTTGATCGCAGCACCGCGGCCGAGCCGGGTCGGGATCACCGAGAGCGCACCCAGGTCATCGTTGATGATGTCCTGCCGCGTCAGGCTGGTGATCCGGCCGTAGGTCTTGGCCTTGATCGTCCGCGTCTCGTCGGAAGCGTCCGCGCTCTTGAGCTCGCCGTCCTGGGCGACCTCCTCGAACTCGAAGCCGCCGTTGACCCGCACGCCGGTCACAGACTTGAAGTCGCTGACGTTGCGCACGGAGCTGATCGCCGACCACGTCGCCTCGACCGCGGTGTAGCCCGCGAGGAGGAACTTGCCGTAGGTCGCCGCCAGCACGTTGCTGATCAGGTGCGTGGCGAAGGCCGCCTTGAGCACCTCGCGGAGGTTGCCGTCGCGGATCCGGGCCGGGCCGTCGTAGCCGTTGGTCCGGGCCGCCTCGACCAGCACGTCCTGCAGACCGACGGTGCGGCTGCGGCTGTGGGCCGCCTCCAGTGTCCGCTCGTCGAACTTGCTCTCCACCTCCGGCAGGCCGCCGGCGAGGCAGAGGGCCGCGGTGATGACCTTCGGGTCGCTCGTGTCGGCCTTGGCCGCCACGTGGACCGCCGGGGCCACCGGCCGCGACGCCCGCAGGTTGTCGAGCAGCTCGGCCTTGATCTCCTTGACGATCTCGGCCTTGATGTCGGCCATGGTGGGCTCCTTGGCCTTGTCGGCCTGGGCTTCGGGCTTGTTCTCCACGGCGACCGGCGCCGGGGCTTCCGCCGAGACCTTCGTCTCGTCGGGCGTCTGGTTGGCGGTGTCCGCCATGGGATCCTCCTGCGTAGCTGCGATGGACGCGGTCGTAGCACCGTCCGCACCCATCAGGACAATCGAGGTCTCGCGGAGTGCGGAGCCTCGAACGATTGAGACAGGACCGGCGAACGTGCGGTTGTTCACCTGCACGCTCTCGCCGGCCTGGATGTTTTCGATGCGGCCGACATCGGCCCCGACACTGGCCTGGAACCGCATGCCGCGGCGGGCCAGCTCAAGCACACGCTCGGCCGTCTGACTGACGCCGAGCACCACGCCCTCGACGACGAGCTGCGACCCGTCGCTCGTGACGGCCGTCGCTTGGCCGACCACCGACTCTAGGCTGGCGTCGTGGCCGAACAGGATCGGGATGGACTGGTTCGACAGGTCCATGCCGGCCAAGTCGAGCACCAGGGCATTACGCGACCAGCCCTGGCGGATCGGCGCGCCGGTGTAGGCCACGAGCCGGAACGTCGGCGCGGACGCACCCTCGGCCGCTGCCGCCACCGTGAAGTCCGCCGCCAGCGTCATCCGGCGAAGCTCGCCGGCGGAAGCCTTGACCCACTTCTCGTACTTGCGTTGCTTGCTGCTCATAAGAACTCCACCAGGACCATGCCGTCGATGTCGTCGTCGTCATCAAAACAATCGAAGTCCCACATGCCGCGGCCTCCGGTTGTTAGCTGTCCTGCGCTTCCTCCACGATGCTGGTCTGCTTCTGGGCATCCGGCGCGAGATCCACAAACAGGCCGAGCCGCTGCATCTCTGCGATCTCGGCGGCCCGGTCCTGCAGCTCGCGGCGCCAGTCCATGTTCTTTTTGGCGTACTCCCGCCGCAGCGTCGTCGTGTGCGTCCGCAGCGCGGTCTCGAGCGCGGCAGCCTCCTTGGACGGATCCACGTGCTCGAACCCGTCCCAGGACCACGACCACGTCCACTCCGCGACCGGCGGCAGCCCGTCGGGCACCAGGCCCGGCACCAGCGCCGCCTCGTCGAGCCACCGCTCAAGCAGCGGGTCGAGCACGACCCGCTCCATGTCGGCCCGCTCGCAGCCGATCGCCTTGCGGTAAACGAGGTAGTCGCCACGCATCGACGAGTAGGACGCCGCGGAGGAGTCCATGGCGGCCACGATGTACGGCAGATTCATCGCCCGGGCGATCGCCGTCAGCATCCGCTTCTCGAACTCGGCGAACGTGCTGGTCGGGTGCTCGGCCTTCATTTGCACCGCGTCCCACCCGTCCGGGATCGACGTGGCCATGCCGCGCGAGATCGGCATCGTCTCCCAGGCGTCGAGCGCCGTGGCGACGCCCTCGGGCGGCAGCGTGGTCTTGATGATCGCCGCGAAGTCCGCGGCCGTCTCGGCGGCCGTGATTACGGCGAGCGTGTAACGCCGCAAATGCGCGAACTGCTCCAGGGCAGGCACCACCTCGCCGACGCCGCGGTGCTGGCCGGGCCGCAAGGCATGGAACCAGTGGATCACGTCCTCGGCGTCGTACCACCGACCGTCCACGCTCCACCCGACGAGCGTCGCGCCAGGGTGGTGGTCGAGGATGTAGTACCGGCCGACGTTGCCGTCCTGGTCGAGCTCGATGCCGTCCACCGCGGCCGGGTCGATCTTCGGCACCGGCGACGCCAGCTGGTCGGCCTCCACGAGCCGCATGTCGAGCTGCACGCCGCGGCGGTTCAACCGGCGATTGGTGAACATCACGCCCACACACTCGCCGTCGATGGCCTTGGCCATCTTCATCGTCCGCAGCTTGCGGGCCAGGTCGATCCGCTGGCCCCACTCGTAGACCGCCTCTTCGACCACGCCGGAGGTGTCGGGATCGGCCCCCGGGATCGACAGCTGCAGCCGCGGCCCGGTGCCCACGAGGTCGGACGCGAGCGTCTGCACCATGCCCGCCAGGTACGGGTTGTTGTCACGCTCCAGCCGCGCCCGGTTCCGCAGCTTGCGGCGGATCTCCGGCGTCAGCGCCGCGTCGGCCGCGTAGCCGTCGGCGTACGCCCAATGACGCTTGTTGATCTCGGTGGTCTGAGCCGCGTCGTAACGCCCGCGGATCAGCTGCTGCACGACGGCACGCTGCCGCTCCACGGTAGCCGCGAGCTCGGCGGCCTTGTCACGCCCGGTGAGCCAGCCCAGGAGGCCCATCAGTCGGTGGCCCCCGGGTAGGAGATCCTCGCACGCCGGAGGGACGCGAAGGGCGAGCCGGCCTTGGCGGCCTTGGTCTGCTCCTGCACGAACTTGGCCGCCATGACCTGCTGCTCGAGGTCGTGCTGCTCGACCTCACCGGCGTCGGTGCGGGCACGCTTCGGCTGCGCGAGATTCGCGGCCAGTGCGTCGAGAACGTCATCGGCGGCAGCCATTGGCACCTCATGGGCGGGCGTTTCGCCCGCTATCCATGAGTGTACCATTGTTCAGTCATTAACCGAGACGCTCCAGCAGGCCGCGTAGCGTGGCTATGCGGGCCTTGCTTTCACGCATGGCTTCCATCCCGCAATCTAAAAGCCACTCCTCATACGATTCGACTGCAATCTCCACCGCCTCCCGCTCCGCGTCGGTGAGCCGCACCGTATCGCAGCCAGATAGTGCACCGTTTCGCAGGCGCTCAATCTCGGCCGCCGCCTCCTCGAGCAGCGCCGAGCGGTCGATTGCCCGGCACTGCGTCACGCTGTCGCGGAGACGTTGAACTAGCGAGGCAGACATTCTCGCCGCCTCCTGGCACTCACCCGGTCCTGCGTCGTCCGCACGTCCTCGGCCCGCTTCTGAGCCAGGTGCCGCTCTCTGCACTCCCTGGCCCGCTCGGCAATTTCCTCGGGCGTCGGGTCAACGAGGGTGCCTTGCCGCTGCGTACGAGGCGGCAGCTTGTACCGCTGGGCCCACTTGTAGACCGTCGTGTATGCGATGCCGAAGCGCCTGCCGATTTCCTCGGCAGACGCCCCGGCCATCCACATCTCGTGCAGCACAAGCGCCCGCTTGTTGTCCACGCTCAGCCCTCCGTGTCCAGTGGCATGATGACGCCGGTGTAGGAGTCGGCCCGCAGCACCACGGCCGAGCCCTTGTCCTTCGCCTGCACGCTCACTGTCGGCTCGCCGTCAAGCGGCAAGCCCTGGAGCCACTCTCGCACATACGTCGGGTCCAACTTCACCTGGCACGCGTGGCCGAACTCGACGATGCCGCACGTCACGCTCGACTCGCCGGCCTCGCTG